GCCAGAGCAGTTTAAGATGGCTGAATGGGTTAAAGAAGCTGGTTTTGGCAGTATATTGGAACAAGATTTTGAACCATATGTGGTAGATATCTATATACCTGATTTATTATTAGGATTAGAGATCGATGGCCCATATCATATGAAACGTAGAGATGCTATTAGAGATGAATATATAAAAGATAATTATAAAATAGATATATGGAGATTTCCTTTAAAGGAAGTTAAAACATCTTTAAAAGACGAATTTATAAACAGATTAATTTTATATGCACAGGAGCAAATAAATGCCTAAATTAAGTCAATTAATACAAGATAGAGAAAAACATTGGATTGAAAGTGCTTTTGATAATTATGATCAAACTACATTAAGAGAGCCTTATGTTAGAACTCACTTTAGTCCTTCTCAGGCTCATATGTGTCCACGAGCGTTGTATTACCATATGTTAGGTTATGACCAAGATCCAGTGGCTGCTCAAAGTTTACGAAGAATGGGAGTTGGTACAGTTTTTCACGAGTTTATTGAAAAAAAGTTAACTGAAACTGGGTTATTAGTATCATCTGAAGAAGAGATAACTTATGATGATCCTCCAATTAGGGGTTTTTATGATGCTGTTATTAAACGTCCTTCTGATGAAAAAAATATATTACTAGAATTAAAATCAATGGCAGAGCCTAAAAATCCTAAATATGCTCAATATTTACCTCGTCATGATCATCTTATTCAATGGAATCTTTATTCATTAATGACAGGTATAGACGAAGGTATTATTTTCTATATTAATAAGAATAATCAACAATATATTATTTGTGAAACTGAACGTAACGAATCTATTATTGAAGCTACTTTAGAAAAATTTAGATTAGTTCAAGATTATATAAAACGTGGGGAAATGGTTCCGTATCAACCAGAGTGGAAACATGATTGGTGTAATTTTAAGGTTACATGTGAACGAGATCATTTTATAAAAGGTCAATAATGGTTAAAGTATCAGAATTCCGTAAACAAGCTACTGATCTACATACAATAGATACTAAGTATCCTGTTCCTGAACGTCCAGAAGGTGATCATAGTTATAAATTTCCTTCTAATGCTGATATGCTATCAGATGTTCAATTAGATGATTGGCTGTTATTTCTTGGTGGTTGGAGAGGATACTTAGGATGGCAAATATCTCGTGTTGATGGAGAGATATCTATTTTATCTGAAGGTTTTGATTTGATGTTATCTGCTAAGATTGCTTTTTTAGAGAAAGATTCTGATAAGAAATTACTTAAAGAGTCTTTGAAAGGTTTGGCATTATCGGATGATGAAGAATTACAAAATCTTAAATTACGAGTTATTGAATTAAATGGATCATTAAAGCTTCTTAAAGGTAGATTTAGCTTATATGATACTCAATTTGAGACTATCAGTCGATTAGTAACTAGACGAGGACAAGAACGATTTAAGTCATGAACATCTATGGTCTTGATATAAGCACGTCAAAAATAGCGATAGCTTGTCTATCATCCGACGGTTTCAACGTGGTAGAATTAATTTCAAAATCGAGATCTTGGGAGACTAGGCTTAAAGAGCTATATTACCAACTTCTTCCGTGGGTACAAGAACACATAGCTCAAGATGATCTTGTATGTATTGAAGAAATCCCTCTTGTTCAGAATAGACAATCTCTTATTAAGTTAGTTCACGTTCTAGCTATGTGTAGAGTTGTATTTATTCACCATAATATGGATATTTTTACTGTTAATGTAAAGACTTGGAAGAAGGATGTAGTAGGTGATGGATCGGCAGATAAAGATAAGGTTAAGGCTATGGCTATAAAGATTTTAGGACAGGATGTTGGTAAAATTTCTCAAGATGGAATTGATGCACTAATGATAGCTAAGTGGGGAGAAATTCGTGTTCCAGCCATGTAATCACCAATTTTATTACTGTTAGGTAACGGCTTCTAGCGGTGATCTGAGGCATAGAAGTCGTTTTATATTTTTTAATGGAGTGAATACTGTGAAAGCAGCAACTACAAATATAACGGATAATGCTTTAAAAATTTTAGAGCGTAGGTATTTTCTTAAAGATGAGGATGGAAATCCTATTGAAGACGTTGAGGGTATGTTTCGTAGAGTGTCACATACTATGGCTCAAGTTGAATATTTACATGGAGCCTCTGATGAAGAGGTTTTACAGTGGGAATATAAGTTTTTTGATTTAATGTGGAATTTAGATTTTGTTCCTAATTCTCCTACATTAATGAATGCTGGAACTGGGGAAGGAACTATGTCTGCATGCTATGTAATGGATATTCCAGATAGTATGAAAGATATTATGCGAGTAGCTAGTGATCAGGCTATGATTGAAAAGTATGGTGGTGGAATTGGTTTTTCATTGTCTGCTTTGCGACCTAAAGGATATTCAATAACTACTACTCAAGGTAAAGCCTGTGGGCCTATTCATGTCCTTAAAGTATTATCTCAAGTAGGAACTATGATTACTCAAGGTGGTAAACGAGATGGTGCTCATATGGCTATTATGGAAGTTTACCACCCAGATATTGAAGAGTTTATACATTGTAAGAATATAGAGGGACAGATTACTAACTTTAATATATCTATTGGTGCTGATAGTGGGTTTATGATGGCCGTTAGGCAGAATAGATATATTAGATTAGCATGGCCTCTTGATCATGCCTCTTATGAAGCTCCGATAGAAAATTTGGATGGTAAGTTTATTAAAGCTTCTGAGCTTTATGAAGCTATTATTAAAGGAGCATGGACTAACGGAGAGCCGGGGATGGTGTGGCTAGATAGAATAAATAATGATAATACAACTCCTGAATTGGGTGATATTAATGCTACTAATCCCTGTGGGGAACAGCCTTTACTTTCTGGAGAATCATGTAATTTAGGTAGTATAAATGTTGGAAAATTTATTAAGTATTCAAAATCTAAGGATAAATCTGAATTTGATTTTGAAAGATTTAAAGAAGTAGTAGCTACTTGTGTTAGATTTTTAGATAACGTAGTTGATGCAAATATTCATCCAACCGAATATACAACAGAAATGAATAAATCAACTCGTAAAATTGGTTTAGGAATAATGGGGTTTGCTGATCTCTTGGTTCGATTAGATATTCCTTATGCTAGTGATGGTGCTATAAGGTTAGCTAATAAAATAGGTTTAAATTTGCAAGTTGTAGCAGATCATACTTCTATGGAAATTGGTAAGGTAAAAGGAAGTTTCCCAGCTTTTGAAGGGTCTACATTGAATAAGACTCATGGAGGCGAATGGGATACTATGAGAAATGCTTGGCGATTGTCTATTGCTCCTACTGGAACAATATCTATGATTGCTAACTGTTCTTCAGGTATTGAGCCACTTTTTGCATTGGCATATAAAAAACATAATATGTCAGCTGCTTTAGAAAACTTAGAACTATTCTATGTTAACGAAGATTTGCAAGATCGTCTTGATCTTACTACTGAAGAAATTAGTCGGTATATGGAAGATGGTCACGATATTAATGGTCTAATGGCTAAAAATCTTAGAGAAGTTTTTGCAGTTAGTGATGATATTAACTATGAATGGCATGTTTCTATGCAAGCAGCCTTTCAGAATTATGTAGATAGCGGTATTTCTAAGACTATTAATCTTCCTAATGAAGCTACAGAACATGATATTGCACAGGCGTATGAACGTGCATGGGAATTAGGATGTAAAGGTATTACTGTTTATCGTCGTGGTTCACGAGAACGAGAAGTTCTAGTATCTACTAATGCTTCAACAGATGCTGCTACGGAATTAGAATTAGCTAAGTCTCGTCCTCATACTTTAGTAGGTTCTACTACTGCTGTTTCTACTGGTCACGGTAAAATGTATGTAACTGTTAATTATGATCGTGACCAGATTTATGAAGTATTTGCTACTATTGGTAAAACTGGTAAATGTCAGGCAGCTAATACAGAAGCAATCTGTAGATTAACTTCTACTGCTATCCAATATGGTGTTCCTATTGATATACTAAAACAACAATTGTTGGGAATTACTTGTTGCCCAGTATGGAATGACGGTAAAATGGTGTTATCCCTTGCGGATGGTATTGGACAGGTACTCTCAGGTTCTACTGGAGTTTCTATCCATGCTAATGGACATGGAGATGCAACTACATTGGAAAACTTTAGCGAAATAGTAGTGGGTGGCTCTAGGTGTCCCGAATGTGATGGAACATTAACTATGTCTGAAGGATGTGCTAGTTGTTTAGCATGTGGTTTTTCTAAATGTGGGTAATTAATTAGCTATAGGTAATACCTATAGCTATAGCTTAGGACTTAAATGGTTTCACCTTTATCAAAATTACAGGCTCTTGAGCAAATTCTTTTGTATCTTGCATTTGGAGAATTACAGAAGCAAGGCCAAATGGGTTCAGTTAATCGTGGACAACGAATTGACCAACAGCCCGGAATGGTTCAAGGTCGGAGACAAGGGATGCCTCCTCCTGTTACTCCTGAAGGGAGAGATTGGCAACCTCATAGAGGAAGTCCTGTTCAGAGCCAATCTAGAGATTATGATCCTAAAGGAAAACATGTTGGAGAGCATGGAGGACATTATTTCTTGCCGGGGGAAAGGTCAACTGGAGGTGAGCAGGTAGATGTTGTGCAAGCTCCAGAACCTGAGCAAACAGGTATTGATAGGAATGTAGATATAGGGAGTATCAGTTCTAAGAATTTAACTCCTGTTCAAGCTAAGTTATATGATTCAATTCAAATTGCTGATTATGAATCTGTGACTCGTTATAGTGATCAGACGTTAAAGAAATTAGGTAATCAGTTTGCTAGAATTCGCCAGAACTATGTTAGAAATCCTATTAACGATATTATTCAAACTGAAGGACAGAATCAACAGACTAGTGGTGATTCTACA